TGTTCTTCAGTTGGAACGTGCAGCCGTGGCACAGGATGACGTCGCCGTCGTTTAGTTCGTGGGTGTTGACGCGTTCGTAGTTCAGGTGGGTTTGTTCAGTCGTGTTCATGGTGTGGACTCCGTAGTGTGCGGGGTTAATCAGTATTTACGTAAATACTGACGTCGTCACACTACGACAACCTGTCGCACTCTGTAAAGCGGTATTGAATGATTTAGTTTGACCAGTTGTCGGCCTAAGTTGTCGCAATGCTCTAACATGCGGGTAATCATTGGTCATTGTGTGCAGGTGTTGAAATGGGGCGGGGAACAGATCATCAAGCGTCTTTGAAGCGTTCTAAGTTTTGCAAAGTGTTGGCTGCGACAGGGTTAGAGCGTTATGCCGCTGAACAGGCGGGATATTCCAGCGACACAGAAATCTACCGTCTACGAAGTGATCCGAGAATCATTGAATTGGTGGCCGTCGAGCGCGCCCGCCTGTTCAATGTAGAGCTGTCGGGCATGGCCTACGCGGCGCTGCACTCGATGCTAGATCCGGGCGCCAAGGTGCCGCCCGCCGTCAAGTATCAGGCGGCGCGGTACGTGCTGGAGTCCGTCGGCCACCACAAGACGGACGCACCGCAGGCCCTGGACATGGACAAGCCGCTGGCTGACATGACGCTGGCTGAGCTGGCGGCATTCATCAAGCAAGGCGAGGACACGTTGCAGAACATGCGGGCGATTCCGGGCGAAACCGTGCCGAACACACAGAGCAACACGCAACTGGCACAGCTGGAACGGCTGGACGTGGCGGATTTACTGGCTTAGCGCAGGCTATCCGTAGTCCATAAAGGACTGAGGACGTATTGCCGACAGGCATGGGGCACCAGTGAGGGGGCGCAACGCGGGCGCGCAGCGCACGCAGTGGCCCCCCCCCACCCCCTCAAGCGCGCCAGCGAGCGAGTCCGCCCCTCCCCCTATGTCCGGTGCGCGTGCATCTTTATCTACCGGCCACCTATACAAAATTTCGGTGGCCACAGATAACTGCGACAGGCTGTCGTACTCCGAGTAAACACCCTTCCAGAGCCAACCCGACCCCCGGAATACAGCCGTTCGGCGAATTTCTATTGAGTATTTAAGTAAATACTTAACCCTTGCTACACTGACGGGCATTCGCATTGCAGGTGCCGACATGCCCACGCCACGGATCTACCGCCCGGCCACACCCGCGCCACCGCCCTACGTTCGCCGGTTCAGCTTTACCGATTGGTCTGCAAACCATCCGGTAGACCCACCGCCGGGCGCGCAGCTCGACGCCGAATTTAACGCGGTCAAGGCCACCACTGACCAGATCGCGGCGCGACTGCTACAGATCCAGAACGACGACGGCACGCTGGGCAACCAGACGGTGGGACGCGACCAGATCGAACCAGAGGTTTACACCGCCATGACCGGTGGTTTTAACCCGCGTGGCGATTGGGTAAGCGGAACCGGTTACGCCGTGGCCGACGCTGTGACCGCCAGCGGGATCATGTGGGCAGCGGTCAAGGCGCACACGTCGTCGGGCAACTTCAGCGCCGACCGTGAGGCCGGTGACTGGATGGCCATCGATCAGCCGATTGCCGCCAAGTCGATTCCGTGCGACCCGATCAGCGCCGTGCCAGCCAACAACGTGCAACAAGCACTTGAGCAACTGGCGGCACGTCTCGCCGCACTGGAGGCCGCGCCATGAGTCGCATTCCCCAACCCTACGACCGCAAACATATCTTCGGTTCGGAATCATCCAACAACCCAAGCGCGCCGATTCAGGGCACCGACCTAGACGCGGAATTCAACGCGGTCGAAGTCGCGATTGACGAGACCCAGGCACGCTTGGCGTTGATCCAGCGCGACGATGGCCAGCTGGCAAATGACTCTGTGGGCAGTGACCAGCTGAACGACTCGGCAATTGTCGAGATTGAAGACGCAGCGGCCGACGCCGCGCAGGAAGTCATCGACGCGGGAATCATCCAGCAGAACACCATCTACCAGCAGACCGTCGTGGCGAAGGATCAAGCGGTAGCCGCGAAGGACGCCGCGCTGCAAAGCGCGAACAACGCCAACAGCTCCGAGCTGAACGCCAAGTATTGGGAAGAACTGGCCGAAGGCTTCGCCCAAGACGCCGAAGAGTCGGCAGTAGACAGCGCCGCGAGCGCCGACATGTCGCGTTACTACTACAGCGAACTGTCCGGCACGCTCGATGCGCTGTCGCCGCGAACGGTGATCTTCGACGGCAATTCAGGACAGGCCAGTTACCAGTTGCCGGTGCCTATCAGCGACGAAGAATTTCTAGACGTCTTCATTGGTGGTCTGGCCATCGATCCCGCGTTGTACAGCGTCACCGGTTCAACCATCACCTTCACCCCTCCCCCAGCAACCGGCGTGCAGAACGTCATGGTCAAGATCGCGGGCAGCGTTCAGATCATGCCAATCGTCGTGGATGACTGGGGATTAATCACTGAGTCCGCCGAGTTCGCCGAGGACTGGGGTTCAATCGTTGCGTAGGAGCTTTCCCGATGGCAGGTAAACAGGTTCAACGTCGTCGCGGTTCTACCGCAGAGCATGCCGTTTTCACGGGCGCGCTGGCAGAAGTCACGATTGATACAGACAAGAAGGTCGAGGTTGTCCATGACGGTGTGACGCCGGGCGGTTTCCCGCAGGCATCCGCCCGCGACCTTGCGACCACGAACGCCAACGTCGCCACCGCTGACGCCAAGGCGGTTGCGGCGCAGACCACGGCGAACACCGCTGTCGCTAACGCAGCCACGGCCGACGCTAAAGCGGTCGCCGCGCAGACCAAAGCGAACACCGCGCAGTCCGAAGTCGATGCGCTCGAAACAGTGGTTGCGGGTAACCTGGCAATCACTGTGCAGAAGGATTCAAGCACTGGCGCGGCCATGATGCCCAAGGGCACCAACGCCCAACGCCCGGCCGCGCCGGTCGAAGGACAGATGCGCTACAACAGCCAGCTGTCGCGCTTCGAAGGGTTCCAAGGCGGGCAGTGGGCAGGCATTGGCGGCGACTCGATGCCGCTGTTTTTCGTGTGCTGGTGGCCCAACCGTGCGCAGATCCCGGCCGGGTTCGTGGTTGCTGACGGTCAGCTGTTGAACCGTGCGACCTACCCGGACGCAGCGGCTGGCGTGCTGGCCGGTACGGTGCCGACCGTGGCCGACGCCACTTGGCTTTCGTCCGCCACTGAGCGCGGCAAGTTCACAGCCGGCGATGGCTCTAGCACGTTCCGCCTACCAGACTACAACGGCAGCTATGCGGCGTCCCTCGGCGCTGTGTTCCTGCGCGGCGACGGTGCGCGTTCGGCCGGTACTGACGGCGTGATCCAGCAAGACGCTTTCCAAGACCACCAGCACGGAATCGCGCTAAACGGGAACGGAACGGCAGCGGGTTATGCGGCGTTCAAGATGGTTTCCACTTCAGAGCAAAACGGCTCCGTGCAGGTGGCAAACACTGGCCGCACGGCGACCGAAACCCGCCCGCTCAACGTCACCGGTTGCTACGTCATCAAGTTGTTTGGCGCCGCGATCAACTCGGGATCGGCTGACGTGTCGCAGCTGGCAAGCGACGTGGCCAACCTGCAAGCGAACAAAGCCAGCCTACGCGCTACCAACGTCTACACCGGCAACGGCTTGCGCTTTCAGGCTGACTTCTCGTCGGCTGTGGGCGCCTACACCAACCGGTATTTCTTCCAGAGTTCCACAGCGAACGCCGTATCCTTTGTTTCCGTGGCGCCGAACGGCACGGGCGGCGGTTCCGGCTTTCAAGCGTGGGCAACGACCAACCTCGAAAACTCGCCGGTTCTGTCCGCGTACATCAACAGCGGCGCCGCGACCGTGGCGTCAGGCATTACCGGCACCGGGGCTTATCTGCCTTTGATTTTCCAAACGGGCGGCGCGAACCGCCTGCGCGTTGAAACCAATGGCATGGTGCGCGTTGCTAACGATATCGGCGGTGCTTACGGCACGCTGATGCTGAACAACAACGCGCTGTCGATTGGTCGGCAGATCCGCATGGACTCGGGCGCAAACATTCAGTTCGTTAACAACGCGAACAGCGCCGTTCCGCAACTCTTTCAAGACAACGGCGACATTGTTTGCAGCGGCATGCTGCGCTGTTCCAGCGGCACCACCTCAGAAGCGCGCCTGTACCGCAGTCGTGACGGCAACCA